TTAAATCCCCAATCTACCCAACCTGCCTTAAGATCCTTTATAGAGGAATTCGAAAAACATTGTTCATTTATAATGACATGTAATTATATTAATCGAATTATCGAACCTCTACATTCTCGATGCCAGACCATTGATTTTCGTATAAATAAAGAAGAGAAGTTAAATGTTGGATCGAATTTCGGAAAAAGGCTCTATACCATTCTAGATCAAGAAAAAGTAGATTATGATAAGAAAGTGGTCGCAGAAGTGTTGATGAAACACTTTCCCGATTATCGCCGAGTATTAAACGAACTCCAAAAATATTCAAAATATGGTAGCATAGATTCGGGAATACTGTCTCAAGTTACAGAGTTAGACTTGGCCGAACTTATGAAATACATGAAAGACAAAAAATTTAACGAGGTGCGTAAATGGGTTGTTAATAATTTAGATAATGATCCGCAAAAAGTTTACAGAAAAATATATGACATTGCAGAAAAACATATACAACCAACTTCATTACCTCAATTAGTACTAATTTTGGCAGACTCTCAATATAAATCAGCATTTGCGGCAGATCATGAATTAAATTTAGTCGCATGTCTTGTAGAAATAATGGTAGAATGTCAGTTTGTTTAAGAGACTACTGATGAACAATAAATTACAAATATTACTTTGGACTGTTATACTTTTTGTTGGTATAACGTTAGCATGGACATTACGACTAGAAGCCCAGGTAAGAAAACCATTAACGGAATGGACAACACAATTAGTATATGATACGACAAATGTATGTTATCAAGGAACTATAAGATGGATAGTGATGGTTAATCCATCTCTTGCTGGCCAGCCCCCAAACTTACCGGCTCAAAGACAAATGTTAACACATTGTTTTTGTGTCATGGATAGAATTAAGAAACAGGTTTCAATAGAAGAATATCAGAAAAAAATATATGATGAGAACTGGGTCGGAGACCTTTTTATGTCTAAGGCATTGGAATGTGTTAAAGAAAATCAAACGTTACCATCTTTTTTTGCTCAACAGGGAGTTCTAAAAGATGATAATGAAACAAAAATACTGACACCAGAAGATTCAAAAGATAGGCTACCAAGCCAAAAACCGAAAGAATCTGAAGAGGACTCTACAACAATTTTTCAAGGATAAAAAAAATGAAAAACATCAAGTATTATAGCTTGATATGTTTTTTTATTATTTTTTCATATGTGCCGAGTAACATATCAGCTACAGAAAACAAAAACACTTTCGCATCAGTTATTGAACGGGTAAAAAAGTCAGTAGTATTGCTGTCTATGAGTCCCAATGTTGATCCAGAAACAGATCCCTCTAAAACGGGCCTTTGTACTGGTGTGGTTATTGATGATATTGGCCATGTTCTTACAAATTTTCATTGTGTTTATAATACAAATTATCTCAGATTATATTATCATGATAAAGAAGATTGGCAAATTTATAAAGTAAATGTAGTAGGTCTTGATCCACTTGCAGACCTGGCATTAATTAAAGTTTTAGGAAAAGAAGAACCAATTCAACATCTTGATTTTGCAAAAGATGCAGGAAAAATAAAATCAGGAACGGATGTTTTTGCGTTAGGGCATCCTATGGGTATGGTGTGGACTGTAACCAAAGGAATTATTTCCAGTACTGAAAGATACTCAAGACACCCTTTTATCAAGGCGATTCAAACTGATGCATCTATAAATAAAGGAAATTCTGGTGGTCCTCTCATGAATATGCAAGGAGAAATTGTAGGAATCAATGCTTTAATTGTTTCTAAAATTTCTGAAAATGCGGGAATTGCTTTAGCTATTAGGGGCGATATAGCAAAGAAGTCTCTCGATTCTATGTTAATTAATGGAAAAGTTGATAGGCCAGCAGTTGGTATTATGATTATGCCTCTGCTTCAGATAAAACAAAGAAATAAAATAATAAAAGAGTTTCCTAACCTTAAAGAAAACTTTGTTCCAAATACGTTTGGAATATTTGTAAGACCCGATGCCAATCTTCCGAAAGGTCTAAAAGAATTCGATACTATTGTCGGAATTAATGATGAACTTACTAATAGTGGATTAGAGTTTTCAGATGAAATATACAAGTATAATATAGGTGATACGATTACTTTAACTATTATACGAAAACAAAGATTTAAAAAAGTTGATGTGACATTAAAGATTTTTCCTGTTAATGCTGATGCAATGTATTCACAACGAGCATTACCATTAAAACCGAAAAAACCATGACTCCTTTTGATTTTTTAAACGATATTAATTATGGTAAAAAGAACCTGATGATCGATGATACTGATCATCAGGTTGAAAAACAATATTTGCCTTTCATTGTCAATAAGGGACTATCTTATACAATGGATACAGTCCTTTATGCGAATGAAATGAATATTCGACCTAATACTGATAAGAAACTTCAATTTGATTATTTAATAAATACAGTCAGACGAAACAAACGTTTTCCTAAGTGGATGAAAGCCGAGGAAGACGAAAACATCAAAGTGATCGTAGAATATTATGGATATAATGTACAAAGAGCTAAAGAAGTATTGTCTTTGCATTCCACGAAAGAGCTTAATCAAATTAAAGAAAAATTAAATACAGGCGGCGAAAGGCAAAAATGATGTATGATATCGGCGAAATGGTAGAGATCACGTTAAAAGAACCTGATGATTTTCTAAAAGTAAAAGAAACACTAACTCGTATTGGTGTTGCTAGTAGAAAAGAAAAAACTCTTTATCAATCTTGTCACATTTTACACAAACAAGGCAAATATTATATAGTACACTTTAAAGAGCTATTTGCTCTTGACGGTAAACCTTATAATTTTTCTGATACCGATATTGCTAGAAGGAATACTATAGCAAACCTTTTAGAGGAGTGGAGTCTTGTTAAGTTAGTAGATGAAGAAAAAACAAAAGATCCAATTTTACCTTTAAATCAATTAAAAATTCTATCTTTTTCAGAAAAAGAAGAATGGACATTAACTCCGAAGTATAATATTGGCAAAAAATCGTAATGAATGATTCGATAGAATTTCTACAAAAACTGGGAATTTTCTGTTTACATGATGATGTTGAAATACCCTCATTAGCAACCAGAAAATCGGCTTGCTTTGACCTGAAAGCATATCTTAAATCACATACAAAAGTACTAGCATACAATCAATTTAATCATAAAAAAGAAGTTCTCATAAAAAATAATTGTTTGCTGATGTTACCTAGTTGGAGATATTTAATTCCTACGGGTATAATTTTTGATATTCCTGTGGGCTGTTATATTAAAGTTCATCCTCGTTCAGGTAATGCGTTGAAAAAAGGTTTAATTACTGCAAACAATGCGGGGATTATTGATGAAGATTATGTAGAAGAATGTAATTGTATTATGAGAAATGTATCAGAAACTTCTATTCAAATTGATCATGGTGATAGAATTGTACAGGCAGAATTGCGTAGAACAGAAAATTTTGAGATTGACATTTTAAATACTCGACCAAAACAAAAAACAGATAGAGATGGTGGATTTGGATCTACTGGACAATGATTATTGATTTAAAGGGTTTGATAGATGATGATTTAATTTATACTTATTTTTCTCATAAAGTTGAACATGCTAAAAGCGCAAACCCACCTTATAATTCTCCAATTAAAAAAGACGGATATTCAGGATATGATTTTTATGGGGATTATTTAACAATAATTTCTCATTTAAAAATTACACCTCATGTTTCAAAAATTGTAAATAAAGAAATAATACCTTCTTTTTGCTTTACAAGAATGTATTTTAACGAAAGTACATTAAACGTTCATAGAGACAGGAAAGCATGTGAATTTACTGTATCTCATTGTCATTATGGTGAACCATGGAAAATATATATTTTAGAAGATGAGTTTATAACAAAAACAGGAACAAGTATTTGTTATGAGGGCATTGATAAAAGTCATGGGAGAGTTACTCCATTAACGCATAAAGCATTATATTCTTTTTATTTTTGGGTTGAAAAAGACGGAAAATATGATGAATTTAGATATGATGAAGAGCCAAAAATGGAAAAAATTTATAAACAATTAGCCCTTGACAAATCATATATATAAGAGTATAATAGTTCTTATGAGAGTGCAAAAGCATCTCATCCGTTGCACGTAGCAACATCCTCTGGCTTATGCGGAGGAATATAATTAATCTCGCTAATATAGGAGACAATATGTATTTAGTACCAAAATCTATAGAAGACCTCAATCGCCAACTATCTACTTCAGTAGGGTTTGACTCTTTTTTTAATCGTCTATTTGATGATGCTTATAATTCGGGAGGTTCGGGCACTTATCCACCCTACAACATCCGGAAAGTGAATGATTGCGATTATGTAATCGAACTTGCCTTAGCAGGATTTACGAAAGACGACCTAGACTTAGAACTCACAGACGGCACACTTACAATAAAATCCGTGCCAAAAACAGACGAAAGTGATGAAAGCTACCTACATCATGGAATCGCCAAACGAGTCTTTACCCGAAAGTTTAATATCGCTGATGATGTCATTGTAACGGGTGCAGAGTTATTTAATGGCTTGCTTCAAGTTAAGCTAGAGCGGGTTATACCTGAGGAAAAAAGACCTCGTAAAATTGATATTATTGATGATGGTGTGAAAGTAGTTGATCACAAAGTTGTATAACCAATTACAACTAAATTAACGATAGAGGAGGTCATGATTGTGGCCTCCTTTTTTTATAGGATTAAATACAATGAAACTTACCAAAAATTTCTCCTTCAAAGAAATGACCTTTTCAGATACAGCCATTAGAAAAAACATAGACAATACCCCTGGTTTAGAAGAAGCAATAAATCTTACAAATGTATGCAATAACATTTTGCAACCCGTCAGAGATCATTTTGGAAAATCTGTGAGAATTAATTCTGGATATAGATCAGTTAAATTGTGTTTAGCAGTAGGAAGTTCCGCAAAATCTCAACATGCAAAAGGTGAGGCCGCGGATTTTGAAATTAATGGTGTGTCTAATTATGATTTAGCAAAATGGGTTTATAATAATCTTGATTATGACCAACTCATTTTAGAATATTTTGATCCAAAAGGTGATCCCAATAGTGGTTGGGTTCATTGTTCTTATAAACAAGATGGAACAAATCGTAAAAGTTCTATAATAATTAATAAAAACACAAAAGGAAAATATTTACCCTGGAAGCCATAAAAACTTTATTATAAAATTTGATGTATGACCTTTTATACAAATGTTCAAAATTGGGGCGGCAAAATCTATTATAGGGGAATAGACTCCGCTGGCAATCACTTTAAAGAAAAATTAGATTATAATCCAACCCTATTCATTAACTCACCAAAGCCCACAGAATATAAAACTCTTGAAGGAAAATATCTTGCTCCTGTTGAATGCGGCAATATTAGAGAAACTAGAGATTTTATAAAAAAATATGATGGTATAGATAATTTTCAAATTTATGGAAATACCAATTATCATTATACTTTTATTGCAGATAATTTTCCCGACCAAATTACATATGATTTAAGTAAAATAATAACTGCTAATATTGATATAGAAACTGGTTCAGAAAATGGTTTTCCTAATCCTGAAACTGCACCAGAACCTGTTACTGCAATTACTGTTTCAATCAAAAATACATATTATGTTTTCGGTTGTGATTCTTATAAAAAACATAGAAGTGATATTATATATTTTGAATGTGAAAATGAATTACATTTGCTTCAAGAATTTCTTTCATTTTGGTCCAAACAAGATATAGATGTTGTTACAGGTTGGAATATTAAGTTTTTTGATATACCATATCTTGTGAATAGAATAAATTTGTTATTTGAAGAGTCTCTTTCTGCTGATTTATCACCATGGAGGTTTGTAAGTGAAAGAACTATAGGATCTTTTGGGGGTTCAAAACAACAACAAGCATATGAAATCATGGGAGTTGCAACTCTTGATTACATTGATCTTTATAAAAAATTTACTTATAAGAATCAAGAATCTTATGCCTTAAATCATATTGCTCATGTTGAATTGAATGAGAGAAAATTAGATTATTCTGAATATGGTTCTTTACATAATCTTTGGAAAGAAGATCATCAAAAATTTATAGAATATAATGTAAAAGATGTAGAACTTATAAATCGATTAGAAGATAAAATGAAACTAATCGAAATGGCGATTGTATTATCATATGATGCTAAAGTTAATTATACAGATGTATACACACAAGTTAGAATGTGGGACACTCTGATTTATAATGAATTAAGAAGTAAAGGCATACAGCTTCCTCCTAAAAAGAACACAATAAAAGATAGGCCATATGAAGGTGCTTTTGTGAAAGAGCCTGTTCCAGGAATGTATGAATGGGTTGCCAGTTTTGATTTGGATAGTCTATATCCACATTTAATCATGCAATATAATATTTCTCCAGAAACACTACTTACAGACTTTCCTCAAAAATCATTATCAGTTGAAAAACTTTTAAATCAAGAAATTAGTACTGATTATGCTAAAACCGAAGATATATGTGTAGGAGCTAATGGATTTCATTTTTCAAATGAACATCAAGGATT